TCATAGATGCCCGCCTCTCGCGGTAGCTTTACGATCAAACTCGCGGATGATGCGCCGTTCGTGATCCTCTAAAAGCTGATTCGTGCTGGCGATGATGCGCCCGGCAATGTCGGCCACAATCTTGTCACAATCAGCCTGGGTGCGCTTGTGGACCATCTCCACTGTATCGGCCACAATCGACTTGACTACCGATTGGGGGATCACCCAGCCCTTGTAAAAGGCTATGATCGCAATTATCGCCAGCACGAACGGCGACAAACTGCCCACTATCCCTGCCAGTTCCGCGATGTCCATTTATCCTCGCTTTACCTGCGCCGTTGGCAATCCTTTGCCTTGCGCCCATTGCCCCTGCCAGTAGTCCAACCGCGCCTGGAGGCGATCCCGCGCCACCATCGCGGCCCGTTCCCAACGGGAGCATCGCAGCCACGCGCCATAACTGATGTGCCGCTTATCCGCCGCCCCGGTTTCCTCAAACCAGGCGCTGACACGGATCAACGGCATATTCGCATCAGAAGGGATCGGCGTCAGCGCCCGGCCCTCCACCGTCACGGCGAAAGGCGGCCTCGGCTGCGCCGATCTCATCCTCCGTCAGTGCGCCATACATCGCGTTTTGTACCGCCCGCACATCACTGGAGGTCACGAGCAACCCATACTCGATGTAATCTAAAAGCCTGCCCACATCACCGCTCCGGGGGTCGATACCGGCGTGTTGTAAGGCGCGCGGAAAGCGCCAATCCTCCGGCGCAACCACATCCGGCAACGCCAGCAACCAGGCGGTTTCGCGCACAATGCACTCGCGTTCGTCCGGCAGCTTGGCGCGGTTGGCAATTTCTACGTTCGTCAAGGCAAACGGCGGCACGGGATAGACAACGACTGTTTCTCCGCTGCACAAGGTCACAGTTTGCATCAAGACTCGACCTCCATTATGACGACGATCTTCGCACCGTCGGCGGGTGGCGCAGCGAAGGTCAGCCCATCGACTGCCACGGTGATGCCCGCCGATGTTTCTACCCCATCGACGTAGACTGTCACCTTATCCGTGCTAACGGCGTCACGAGTAAATGCGAATTCATCCTCTGTACCGTCGCCCACAAACGAGCAGATACGCGGCACGTACTCGAACGAACCATCCGCACTTTGCACGGTCGTACCCCCATCCGTGGCCTCGACCAACACCGTGCCCCACGGCCAGGCGCTGACGATGTTGACGGCGACGCGCATAGACCGTTCGCCAACGGTGCGTTCCTCAAACGAACCGCCCATCGGCGATAGCGTCGCGCTGGGGATCAGCACAGCCTCATAATGCGGGCGGTCTGCATCGCCAGCCGCGACGCTCTTAGCTTCCCGCCAGGCCAGCAGGCACACGCGCGGCAACGAGGCGATATTCATCCCCGACGGCAGCCACTTGCCTTCGCCCTGCGAGGCGACCGGGATACCGGTCAACAGCGCCTCGGCGGTCATATCCAGCGCCCCCACGCGCAATTCTCCGGTCTCGGCCTCGGTAGGCGGCAAACGGAACGTCGCCAAAATCACATCATCACCGGTCGCGTGCAATGTCTCCCACTCCGGGCGATTGAGCGTCAGCGCCTTCGCTCCCATAATGCGCAGACCGGCATACTCGGTCACAGCATCCACGACCGGATAGCCATCGCTATCCAGCGCCAAAATTTGCACTCCCCGGAAACTCAGCCCAGAGATTTGTACACTTGCATCAGCCATCGTATTCCTCCTCTTGTTCGTCGTTTACCAACCAGCCGCGAATCCGCGCGGCGCGAATCGGGCCTATGCCCGGAATTGATAACAGTTCCTCATCGCTGATCGCGTGTATATCGTCCAACGTGCGCCAGCCGTGCGCGTAGAAGGTACGCGCAATCTCGATGTTGACGCCCGGAATGGTCAGGAAGACGCGCCAGGCTTCTGGCTGCTCAACGCCAGCCGGAGAGGTATCCAGCGGCGCGTCAATCACCGGCCCGCTGCGCGTACACGCGCAAAAAGCCACCCGCCGTGCGCCACGCACTTGCCAGCGCACCACGCCACCACAACGCGGGCATTTACTTTTCACTGTACCACCTCCAACGCAAACTCGACGCCCAGATATGAACTGCCGCCGAGCACAAGCACACTCACGCCCTGATCACCGGTCAAGCGCGCTTCCAGCAAGCCCGCTAAACGCCCCAGGCGGTCCCCAGGAGGAAAAACGGCGCGCACCAGGGGGATAAACCCTTGCGTAGTCGTTTCTACCTCTCCCGCCGCGCCCTGCTGCAACGACGCAACATAGAGCCGCACCAGGTATTGCCGCGTTTCACCGCTCAGGTTATAGCCACGTTCCTCGTAGCGGCCCACGCCGGTATAGATGACGACGGCGGGCAAGTCTGACGGCGGCAGGCTGACGGGCGCGGTTTGATAGATGCGTTGTATACCGCTTACGCCGGCTAACACCGTGGCGATGGCGGCCTTGACCTGCGCAATCGTCGCGCTCACGCAAACCCCCACACCACACGGCGGTAATGCACCAGCATCGCGCGCACATCGTCGGGCAACTCGACCGGCATTTCGTACTCGCCGGTGATGGCATTACCTACCCGGCTGAAGGGCGCTTCGCGTTGCCGGTAGAGCCACAGCGCCAGCCGCGCGGTGGCCTGCACGATGTCGGCGGGCGGGGTACTGCTGTAGCCCCACGTGCCCGCCAACACGATGCTGCCCTCTGGATCATCCGGCCATTGCCAATAATAGCCCGTTTTCAAGCGCAGATACGCCTTCCGCAGGCTATTGAGCGGATGCAGAACATACGCGCTCGCCGCCAAAGCTACCCCATCCGTCGTCAAGGTCGTCACGCCGAGCAGGTCCGCACCGAGATAGAGCGTGTTGGCGTTCGTGTCTACGCCCGGCGTATACGTGCGCGTGGCCGTTTGCCCAGTGAAGACCCGCCCGGTAAACGTATCCACCATTGCCGAGGCGCGTGTCACCAATGTCGCCAGTAACAGGTCATCGGTGACGGTTTGCGCCCCGGCCAGGGCTTTGACATCGGCAACGGTGCAGTAGTCGGCCATTGCTCAGGGTTGCCCCATAATCAACCAGTTGACCCAAGCAGGCGTTGTTGCCACCGTCAGGGTGGGCACAGTGTAAACGGTCAACGTCACCGCACCGACGCCGCGCTCGATACCACAGGCCCCTGCAGTGGCGGTGAGGGTCTCCATCGCGCACAACGTCACCCAGGCCGTCCCCGTCGCGTGGGTAAAGACTTGTGTACCGGTAATCTGCGCGCGCCCTCCGCCGATCTGAAAGCCGGGCAAGCCCACGCCGAGCGGATAGAGCGCGTTAGCGCCGTATTGAATCTCGCCCGTAACGGTCAGCGCTCCGCCTACCGTTAGGTCTTCACCCACATCAAGGTCGCCGGTAATTTCAGCCGTTCCGTTCACCGTCAGCCCGTCCAGTGTCGAAGTGATCAGATTGAACAGGCTTACCGTCGATCCGCTGATAATTTCCAACGTCGCGCCGTCGCCAATCGTCCACGTGCAGCCGTCCCCGGCCACCCAGTTAGCGCCGCCTTGCGCTTGATAGCAGGGTACATTGTAGCGCGTGCTGAAGTCGAAATTCCCCGAATCACCCGCTAAGGCGTCGCGTTCCAGATCATCCACCCGCTGCGCAACGGCGGCAAGTTGCCCTTCCAACGGCGCGAGGTCGGCGGGCGGCAAGGGGTCGGGAATCTCCGGTTGGATCGGGAGTGTGATCCCGAAGTATCCGGCCAACAGCGCCACGGCCAGCAGCACGGACATCAGAATGTAATTCAGTTTTTGTGTCGTCATCGTTTCCTCCCTATAGCGGTTAGCCATCAGCCGTCAGCGATCAGCCAGAAAGCTGATAGCTGATAGCTGATAGCTGATAGCCACTTACGGCTTCATCCGCAGGACCTTGAAGGCGTCCGCCAGCATCACGTGGGCATCCACGCGCATCCGGGCGAAGAAGCCCACCATCCCATTCGCCATATACAGGTATGGGTTACGGTCCACGGTCATCCCGGCGCGCTGGCCGATCCAGTAGTAGCGGAAGTCGCCGAAGAGGATGACGCGCGCGCCCTGCGCCACGGTCGCCATCGAGTTGTTGGTGATGACGGGCCGCCCCAGGAGGGTGTCCGGCTGCCCGGCCTGCAAACCCGGCTGCCAGAGATACTGACCTGTGCCGTCCTTCATCTTGCGCAACACGAGGGCAGTCGCGTCGTTCATCATCCACGTGGCGTTTTGCCGGTAGAGGTAGTTAAGGCTGTGGTAGGTGTCGATGACCTCATCGGTGGTAAACGCAGTGCTCGACGCCGCCGTCACGCCCACACCCGCGCCGGTAACGACGCCCTGGGGCGCGGTCGTGCCGTTGCCGGTGGTGAACGCGGCGTTTTCCGCCGCTGCGAACGCCTGCGCGAAATCCGGGCTGAGCACCCCACCCCAGATGTCGAACAGCGAATCGGCGACCAGTTCCTCGGATACCCGCGTCAGGCGCGTGTACTTGTACGGCGTGAATTCGATCTGGTCGGTGGTCGGTTCGGTTTCGTCGTAAGGATCAAGCTCCGCCGTCAGGACTGCCGCGCCGGAGTGCGTCATCGTCGGCACAATCATCGAATTGCCCGTCATCTGCACCACGCGCGCCCCGGCGCGCCGCAGGATGCTCATCTCGGTGAGCGCGGTGATCAGTTCTGCATAGTACTGCTGCGGGATCAGGTCGCCCTCGTCGGTGGTGTTGAGCGTCTTGACGCCGGTATGCAAGAAACCATCGAAAGCCTTGACGGCTTTCTCCGCGGCGGTCGCGGCGGGCGGCGTGTCACTGCCCGGCTTGAGATAGGGCGCAATGGTCGCCTCGATCAGGCCCTTGACCTTTGCCTCATCCAACGCGGGCGGCAGCGCGGACAAGCGCGCGTCCAGCAGGCTCTTGACTTGCGCCTCATCTACGCCGCGCGGCAATCCGGTCAACCCGGCCTCGATCATGCTCTTGATTTTGTTTTCCAATTCCTGTCCTTCCATCGATGCACCTCCTCTGTGCTGATTCTCCATTTGCTGATCTTCGATTTGTTGATTCTCGATCCCCGCGCTTTTGTAGACACTGCGCAAGGCGCTGACGCTCGTCAGATACGGCCCGGCGGCGGGCGTCGGGGTGAGGGTGATTTCCGCCACGGGCCACGATAACAGTTTGCCATCGGACGCGCGCTCGACCAGATGCGGCAAACTGCCCGTCGAGTAGCCTAGCGCACCCGCTTTGACCAATTCCAGAATGAGGGATTCGTATTCGTCGCGCGTGCTCAGTTGCGCCTCGTACCAAACCCCCACGTCGTCGCGCCGGGGCACGGCCTGCCCAATGACGCGCTTGCCAAGCTGGCCGTCTTGCCCATGCTGATAGAGCACCGGCACGACCGGATAATGCTCCAACCATAGATTCGTTTCCGGCGTGAAGTAATCGCCTTGCAGGTCTTTATCCTGCGGGCCGGTAAAGCGCACGCCATAGCCGCCGATGAGACCATCCTTTAACGTCGTCTTATAATCCATAGACTACTCCCCTCCCAACGCCTGCGCCGGTTCTTCGTACCAGAACGCCCAAAAACCGATGTCCGCCGCCGCGCCGCTGGTGTTGGTGATGGTGAAAACGTAGGTCTGGCCCGGATCGAGCACCCACTCAATATCGATACTGCGATCCCCACCGCTGCGCCCTTGCGGACCCGTACCGCCACCGCCGAAGTAGAGCGTTTCAAGCAATACGGCTGCGTGCTCCGGGTCCTCGCTGTCCAACGTCACCGTAGCCGTATGCACCACAGTCGCCGCGCTTGCCCCAGGACTAACGCGATTGCGATTAACTGCCCCGACTGCCGTGCCCCCCGTGACTTCGTAGGGGTCTTCGTACAGGCGCAACACGCCGGAGGCATTGCTGATCCAGGCGTCATAAAATTTTAGGTGGATGTAAGGGCGCTCCGCCTCACTATCCGGCGCGGTGATAACGATGTTGCGCGTGGCGGCATCGGCCACGTCATCGAACTGCACGTAGAACGAGTAGCCCCAAGCCAGGTGAATACTGGCGTGATCGGTGGTGATGACGCGCGCCCCCGCTGTAACCGGCTCGCGCAATTCTTCGACAAAAGCATCCACCACCGGCAAAGCCATCTCTTCGGCGAAGTACGCGCCGCCCTCCATCGACCGCCAGCGCAGGTTGCCCTCACCGAGAAAATCGATGATAATATTGCCGTTCTCATCTTTTGCCATAATCCCTCCTCATAAGCGCGCTATCATTTGCGCGACGGCTTGCTCGAGCCGGGCGACCGCGCCCGGTAGATTCTTCTCTACTTCCTCTTCCAACGTCCACCAGCGCCCGGCGTGCAATGACGCTTGCTGATCCAGACCAATCACGTATGGCGCGTAGGGCATACTCGGCCCCATCAACCCGGTCAGTTGCCCGGCCTGACTGCGCACCTCGGTCGAGAGCGAGCCGCCCAAACCGCCAGCGAGACGGCGCTTATACGGCGTCTGGACCTCACCGGCGCGCAACGCGGCAAAGAACCAGGCCCGCTGCTTAGGCGTCCAATGCCGGGACGCCTCGCCGGGTTGCGGCTTGGCGGGATAGGGCGGCAATTCCTGCCAGAGATAATGCAGCGCGTCTTCCAGCGCGGGCGCGAGTTCGGTTTCGAGGTCACGGCCCAGGCGCGTGAAGGCGGCTTGCAGTTCGGCCAACCCGCGTATTTCGAGTGTGAAAGTATCGGTCATTGTGTTATACTAGCCCTATGCCTACACCAACAAAAATCGTTTATCGCGCCGAGCGCGATCCCGCTTTACCCCCGGTCGCGTGGGAGTACGTCGAGTTCTATGCCTATAATGCTGCCACCGGGCAGTTATTGACGGCGGACGAGTCGCTTGACCCGAATTGTCCATTTACCCAGACTGTTTACATTTACGCCTACGCCGATGGACAAATTGTTGATTCGGTTAGGTTGTACCGACTAGGTCAGGCCGAAGCCAAAACGCCGTAAAAGCTGCGCCCGTTGCGGATAAGTCAGTGTAAAGGCGGCCTCATCCTTGAGCCATAGGGCAACGGCCAACGCCCAATCTTCACGCGGAACAGCGCGCCCCGGTTCGGCGGACAACAACCCCTCGCGCGTCATCACGGCAGACCACTCGTCCGGCGGATCGGGACTATCGAACAGAAATACCGCTAGGCTATGCCCGATCTCCTCGCGCAGGTCGGCCAGCGTCCCTTGCCACTGCGGTACGTTTTGCAAATCGGCGTTAGCGTACAACGTGATACGCCCGGTCTGCGGGTGCGTGCTGGCCGTAATACGATTCTTTTCCCGGTCCAGCGTTAGCCCATATTCAGCGGCCCAATAGTCCTCCAGGTTTATGCCCTACCCCTGGCGCGGGCCGTTGTTCCAACGGACTGCGCTCTGGCGCAACGACGGGGACGATGATGCAGCGGCAGTTAGGATGTGCGGGCGGATTTCCAATGTTGCCGGGAAACGCCTGCCCCAATTGCGCGCGCTGTTGGTGCAGCGGGCCACAGACCGGGCACACCAGTTCATCGCGCGCGGTGCGCCACTCGCGCCCCCACACCTGCGCAGCTTCCCAGGCGCGGGTGTTGCCTTCAGCAATCGCGCGCGTGGTTTCGGTAACGGCGATCAATTCGGCGCGACGCGGATCGTCAAAAATCTGCGCCACACGCTGACGCAAATCGGGAAAGGCTTCTCCGGCTGCTAGCCACCCCGTCAACGCCTCGGACAAGCGCGCGCGGGTGGTCGCCGTGATGCCGTCCACCAGTGCGTAGGTGTAATCTTGCGCCCACGTGACGGCGTTGCGGTTGACCAACTGCCAATCTATGCGCACGGCGGAAGCGTTCTTACTGGGCGCAAGCCCAACCTGCTGCGCGCCCTGCTGCACGCCAGAGGCTACGCCAGCCTGCACATAGGGCAACACGAGATCCGCTTGCGCCAGGGTGAACGCCTGCCATTCTTCATTCGTGATTGGTAATGTGCCAGCCGGGTCGAGTTTTGCTAACACATCCCGGCCAAATTCCCGCCACACGCGCAACAATGCGCGGACTAACGCCCGTTCACGGGTACCGAGAGGCTGCGCTTTCGCCCCAAAAAAAGCCTTCCGGGGGCGCGACCTCTAACACGCCCGGCGCACCACCATAAGCGGCAATCGGCGACGTGCCCGGCGCGGGCAGCAGCACGTCACCGCCATCCACGTTGGGCAAGCCTACCCGCGCGCGCGCCTCGTTGATCGTCATCCAGCCGCCTGAGACGGCGGTGGTCAATGCCTGGTTGCGCGTCTGCTCGTCCTCGCGCAGGGCGTTGACGCCGCTCACGTCAAAGGCGATGAAGGCTTCCGGGTAAAAACGGCGCACGAATTGCCGGTTGAGTTCGTCTTCGATGAAGTCCAATTCCGGCAGAATCGTTTCGGTATAGAAGCTCTGGCGCTGCTCTTTGGCCGTGGCGTAGTTGCTGGCCTCCCACGCGCCCACCAAAATCGGCGGCACGCCAAAGGCGGAGCAGATGGTGCGGCGCATTTCCGCGCTGAGCGTCTCCAGGGCCAGGTCTTCGGGCGGGTAGGAAAGCGGTTCGTATTTCACATCGGACGCGCCAAAAATAAGCGTTTTGAACCAGTTCCCCACCCCGCGAAAAGTGTTCTTCCACTTGCTCTCGATCAAATCCACCTGTTCGTCGTCTGCGCCCGGCACGGTGAGGATGCCCTCGATGCGCGCGCCGTTGCCAAAGAAGCCTTGCGCATAATGCGCGATTTTCTGATCCACGCCCACGGCGGTCAAGGCCACGGTGAGCGCGCTCAGGCCGTCGAGATCGTCGTTAGGGTTAAAGGTGTGCAGATAAACGACATCGTTCGGCGTGAAGTCGCGGCCCGCGCCGCCGCGCATCGGCGTATAGGTAAAGCGTTCGATGCCCTGCGCGGTTTTCAACGGATAGACCGCGCCGGGATTGAGCCAGCGCAGACCCCGCGCGCCGCCCAACACCGCGCGGGTGATTTGCAGATATGCCGTGCCCCACACGCACAGGGCATACTCCAACCGCTGCAACAAGTCGCTATCCTCGTCGCCAAACAACAAATTCAGGGGGTGCTCCGCCCAGGGGTCGCCCGTCTCGCGGCTGTAGACGATCACCGGCAAGCCGCCAATGGTCTGCGCGCGCAATTGGATGCAGCGGAAGGCCCACACACTGGCGCTGTAGGCGGTCGTGACCGCCAACGGCGCGGTGCGCGCGTGGATGCCCTCGCCGTAGAATTGCGCGGCGGTGAGCGCCTTTAACGTGTGCTTACGCGAATCAAACCGATATACCGTCATTCCGAGGTCCTCCGAGGAATCTCCGCCCACGCCGACCCTAACGCCACCTGCGCGCGGCTGGCGAGCATTTGCACCGCGCCGGAGACGGCATCCACCTGGTCATCGTGCTGCCCGCGCGGAAAGGCCAGGCACTCATCGATAAAATCGCGGTTCCAGCCCCCGGCGCGCAGGTAGATGAGGTCGTCTTCGATGCGGCTGGCCCACACTTGCGCGCGCACTTCCTTGTTTCCGACCACGGCGGGATTGACGCCGCGCACAGCGCGCCCGGTAAGACGCGGATCGCGTTGCAATTCCTGAAAGTAGCCGGATTGCTGGCCCGCCGTCTCGATGCCCTGCACCACGGCGGGATCGTCGAGTTCGGCCATCACGCGCAGCATTGCCGGGCGCGCGTCGGCCCACGGACCGGGAAAGCGTTTGACATCCAGGATGTACAGCCGCCCATCGCGGGCGCGGCCCACCAGCGCCCCGGCGATGTAGTCGGCGCGTTGCCGCCCACTCACCGCCAAATCCCAATAGCGCGCCAATTGCAGGTTATCCGGCGGCTGCTCAATCACGGGGATGCGGTGCGCTTTGATGAGCGCGCCTTCGAGTTGACGCGGGCGCTGTTGGTACATCGCGTCCCATTCGTAGCCGCCGATCACCTGGCGGATTTGCGCTAAAACGTCTTCCGGGTATTTGGCGGGCCATAAGGCGTCATCCGGCGCGCGGCCCAGCGGATCGGCGCTTTTGTGCCAGCCCTGTTGGAGCGCGTCCGCCGTGTCCAGTGGATCACACCCCGCCGCCCAGGGTTCGGCCAGCGCGGGCAGGTTGACGATCTCCCAGCGGTCGCCATCGCCGGAGGCCATCCGCTTGAGCAAGCGCCCGGCGAGGTCGTCTTCGTGCCAGCGCTGGTGCATCAGCACGATGGCTCCCCCACGTTCCAAACGGCTGTAGAGAACGCTGCGATACCACTCGTCCACCCGGTCACGCACGGCGGCGCTATTGGCGTCGGCGCGGTCGCGGAAGGGATCGTCAATGATGGCCAGGTGCGCGCCGCGCCCGATGATGGCCCCCCCCACACCGGCAGCCACCAGGCCCCCGGCGAAGCCGCTCAAGCCCCAGGCGTCGGCAGCGCGGGTGTCGTCGGCGATTTGCACCGGCGCATCGGTGGCCGCGCGCCCGCCAAAGACAGCCTGGAAAGGTTTGTCCAGCACGATGTTGCGCGCGCGCCGTGAGAAGCTGACCGCCAGATTCGCCGTGCAGGAGACCAGGATCACGTTTTTGTCGGGATTGCGGCCCAGGAACCACGCCGGGAAGCGCACGGAAACCATTTCCGACTTGCCGTGGCGCGGCGGCATAAAGACCATCAGGCGGCCAGCCCCCTCTTGGCCTGCAGTGGCAATGTAACGTTCGACTTGCATCAGCGCGTCGGCGAGGGACTGGTGCAGCGGCGCGATCTGGTACTGCGGGAACGTGTACCAGGCAAAGGCCGCCAGGTCACGGCGCGCCATCTCGCGGCGGGCGAGTTCCTGAGCCGCCAATCGAGCATCAGCCATTGTCCTGCTCCACCGGTTCGGCGATGGCTACCGGAGACCGTCCAGGGATGGCGGCCATTGCCGCGAGCGTGGCATCGTCGAGGTCGGCGACGCCGCTGCTCACGCCCAGGCCGATGGCTTGCTTGGCAACATAATCGCCGGTCATTTCCAGGAACATCTTACGGTCGGCGTGCGCGCGCGGGTTGCGGCTCTGAGCGACCTCGGCCAAGGCGTGCAGCACGTCGGCGCGATGCTTGAGCACGATGCTGCCCACCAGCCGGGCCGTCTCCGCCATAAAACGTTCGTCGCTCTTCCAGTCGCGGATCACGCGGTCGGAGGCCAGGCCAAGCACCTGGGTCGCCAGTTCCGCTTGCGTGGCCGGTTGGCGCAGGTCTTTGGGTTGCGCGGCCCAGAGCAGGTACACGGCTTGCCGCCAGGACCAGCCTTTGCCGATCAAATCCCAGTAGTCGTCCATCCACGGCTCCGCCTCACCCTGCGCCTCGAAAATCTGGCGGGCGTGCAGGCTCTTGAGTTGCGCTTCTTCGAGCACGTTCAGCGCGCCTTCAAGGCCGGGCAGTGGCGTGGCGTTAATTTCATCCATAGGTAGTCGGATAGTCGGGTAGTCGGATAGTCGAGAGTAAACCCTGTCTACTGTCTACTGTCTACTGTCTGCTCTTCAGATCACGGGCCACATCGATGAGACCGGAGGCGGTAATGCCCAGACCCAGGCCGTAGATGACTGCGCCGAACCATCCGGCAAAGTCTCCCGGCACGCCCAAGCTGATCTGGTAGAGCAGGCCCAACACCAGCCCAATGCCCGCGCTGACGGCGCGCAAGGCTTGCCCGCCGATGCCCATTTCCTTGAGGAATTGCACCAGGCCGATGATGAGCAAGACCAGCGGGATGCCGTTGATGATGACATTCGAGAAATCCATAGAACCCTCCTGTAAAACGTGTACATCTAGCGCACCGGCCAGCGGCAATAAAGGCGGCGTCGCCAACGGCGAGACCGGCGGCGTGGGCAAAGGCGAGATCGGCGCGGTGGGTATAGCAGTCGCGGTCGGCGGTTCCGGCGTGGCGGTCGCGGTCGGTGGGCCGGTTGTAGGCGACGGGGTTGGTGTGCCGGGGTCCACCGTGTAGGTAGGTGACGGCGACGGCGTTTCTGTGCACGCAGCAGCCAACAACGCCACGACGACTAACAGCGCAATCGGGAGAAACCTTTTCTTAGCCTTCATATCTACAGTATACGCGATAGGTATTGAAGGATTTTCAAAAATATGACAGAATTTGTCAGGAATTGGGAAGGTAGACGGTAGACAGTAGACGGCCCCCCACCCCAAAAACTTCCGTCAGTCAGTCTGTCACCCCCCTCTGACAGACTGACTGACAGACTGACTGACCGACTGACCGACTCAACCGCCCTCCTGCAAAAAATTCCGCGTCAAAAACTCGATCCCCGCCGCCGTCAACTCTATTCCTGCCGTCGTTTCCACACTCTTCCCGCCGTCCTTAGTCACCACATACCCCGCCTCGAACATTTGCTTCCTGAAAAACCTGTAGCCCAGCTTCTCGCCATACACCTCATCATACGGCCCGTGCGTCGGGAACACCTTCCCCCGGCCCAACTCCATCTCCGTGAACGGTCGCTTCTGCTCCACCGTGAGCTTCGCCACCAACGTCCACTGCTCATCCGTCACCCAGTCGAAATCCGTCAGCATAAACGCATTCCCGCGCCCGTTACTCCGGTACACCCCCTCCGCTACCCGCTCCGTGTGCGGCTCGAAATTCGTCGTCTGTACCACAAACCCCCCGCGCCGCTCCACTGGCGGCTTCTGCGGCCCCCACTTATGCGGATCGATCCCCTGCTCAGCCACATCAACAGGACCAAACGGCGTATACTCCCATAATGACCACTTCATTCGATCCCGCAACACCCGCCACGTGAACAACGGCGCGACAATCACAATCAACGCCACCAACCGCGCCTCAGTGTGAAACTCCATCGCCCACGGCACCGCCAGCGGAAAAATAAACGGCCACTCGAACTCGATCACACTACGCTGCCATACCATCTCGTGCATCGTCCACGTGATCGGCCACAGCACCCGCAACACCGGATATCCTATAAACGGCCACAGCCACCGCAGCGCCCGCGCCCCCCAATCCACCACCAGCGCAGCGGCCCCGTTCAACCGCGAAAACACCACATCTGCCATCCGCGCATAATACTCGCTATACACGAACAAACAGACCGCCGCCCACATCGCCCAACGCCCCAACACCGCCAGCGCCGCCAACACCAACAACAACGCCATCACATCCGCCCCGCCCCGCACCACAGCCTGCGCCAGCGGCATCCGCACTTCCGTCTCCGGCGTCTCCTGCCTGCTCGAGCGCGCCCCCGGCTGCGAAAACCCCATTCCCCGTCCCGTCGCCGTCATCTCCTGCCTCCATCATGCGTCGCCGTTACCGCGCCGCGTCCCAAATCCGCTTCCAAACTGGCACTACGTGTTCCCGCCATAGATAGACGATTTCCACTACGGCCACTACTGCCCCGACCGCTCCCAGCGTGACCTTAAACTAGATCGCGTCAAACACCCCGGCATCCCGCAACATCAGCACGCCCAACAGCACTAACAGCGGGCCACAAATGATCCCTGTCCAAAACTCTTCAATCGTTTGTTCTCTCATCGCTCTTCCTCCCTGGGTAGTCTGTCAGTCTCGTAGCGTGTGCGCGTCTCCTTCTCCATCGCACGCTTGCGGCTGCGTCGCCGCCACGCCTGCCCTAAATCCAGTCCGCTTACCCCAATCCCTACCACCACCCCCACAATCGCCCACGGCAAGACATCGCGCCATTCATCGCGCTTGCCACCGGTCGCAAAATAATCTTCGGCCAGCAGATAGACGATCTCGGTGTTGTTATCCGTCGCTCGCGCTGATGCCATTAACACCTCACGCTCGCCTTCAGCGCGCAGTTGCTCAATGCGCGCCTGTTGAGCTACGGCGTCGTAGTATGCCCGATCACGGGCAGCGGCGGCGACTTGCGCTTGCGCCTCAGCAATGGCGCGCTGGTTCGCCTGCGTCTTGCGCGCGATCTCATTCATCAGTACCAACGGCGAGGCGAGGAGCAAAATCACTACGACCGTCGCTAACAGAGCACATCCTGGTTTTTCCATTCGAGTCTCCTTAATAAGTTATAATACCGCGCTTCGCGGCCTAACGGCCAGGGTTTAGGCGCGCGGCGGGTAGTGCCTGTTCTCCGCCAGCAGGCGGCGAAGCCGCGTCGCCTACAACCGGTGTTAGGCGGCGCATCTCAAACCAGTAGTTTGGTAAAATCCCCAACTGAAACGCCTGGGGATAGTGCTGATACAGCCAGTCCAGCGCATCCTCATCATCCCACGTTGGATGTGACAAAAACATCAAACGGAACGCGCTGCGCATCTGCCCGCGCATCGCGCAGTATTGGCACTGACGCGGCTTTCCCCAAAGGCTTATATCCTGAGCGGGCGCAAACTCATCGCGCACTCGCCCGCAAACTGGACACTCTGGCACAAACTCCGCGACGTTGCGTTGCAACTGCGTTTGGCGCGGGCGATAAACCGGAATCGGTGTTGGATACTGTTTTTCCATTGCGCCATACCAGTCCCAAAACTGCCCCATACGTTTCACCTCGTCCGCCGTTTGCGCTCGTTCAAACGACGGGACAATCTGAGCATAACACTCCGCACAAACTCTAAACCGCCGCACGCGATAGAGTTTGTCTACCCCACGCCCGCAATTTTGGCAACGAGCGTAAACGTCAGGAAAAAGTCGCATTTGCACGAAGTCCGCCTAACACATTTTTATCCCGCCAACTTCCACGCGCGGGTGGGCGCGTCGTAGTAGCAGGGAATGACGCGCGCAATTTTGGTCATCAGATACCACGCGCCGCTATAGGTGAGACCGGTCAAGGCGCGGACCTCGTCTAGGGTGATACTACCACGAGCATGCAGGTGTGCGGTCACCAATGCGGCGCGTTCTTGCGCCACCAGATCACCCTGCGGCGCGCGTTCCACTACGACATACACATCCTCTAAAAACGCCAACTGGCTCAAAGTTCCCCCTGTCTACGGTCTACGGTCTACTGTCTACTATCTTGACTACCTGCTCGCCGTCGTATTCGTAATACTCGCGCGGATGTCCAGGGCGCACGCGCACGAAGCGTGTGCCAATGTACCACTGGTCTGGATCATCCTTGCGCCATTTACGCGGCAAAACTTGATCAGCCGGGAATGTCGCTCCCGGCGCAAACAGTTCCCCCGGATCGTGACATAATCGCATCATATCCAGGTAGGGCAGCGCGCGACGCCGGGGTGGAGCCTGCGGCGGGGCCGGGATAACGATGCCCGCCACCCGTTGCAAGGCTTCATCCAAAGGGAGCGCCAGGACGCGCTGCGCACGCGGGCCGATGCGCCTGGTCAAGCCCAGCTTGTCGAGCGCATCGACCACGCGCCGCACGCGCACGCTCCCCACACCGACCGCACGCAAGCCTTTGTGGGTAAGGTCGCCATTACACGCGCGCAACACGTCAGCCAGGTTGATGCCCACAATTTCCATCATCCATCTCCCCACTCACGCAGCAGGCCACGGTATAGAGTTCCCCGGCGAAAACGAACATCCACACCAGGGCGACCACCCACCACGGCGCGCGGCACAATCTGGTGAACGCGCCCCAGACCGAAGCGCCCATTGCCGCCAGTATCGCCAGCACCGCCCATTCCGCAAACTTGTGCCATTTGCTATTTGCCATTTGCCATTTCTCCCTTAGAATTGGAAGTAGGATAGCTGCTCGGCATCCTGACGCGCGGCCCGGCTCGGCAAAGCCTGGCCGCGTTCGTTTTCCCAGCCGACCCACAGATAGCCGGGCGGGATGCACCCCGCGCCGATGACGGGCACGCCCTCGACTTCGATTTCGCCGTCGAGCGCCTGCGCGCCATCGACGTAGCAGACGTTTACCGCGCCGAGGCGCTCGCGCGCGCGGGCGATTGCCATTCGCGCTTTGGCCTGGATCGGCGCGTTTTTGCTGTTGTCGAACCACATCAAGCCTTGTGATAGCATTTTGTCTACCTCCCTCAAATTTCGTTTCTAAGCCGCGTTTTGTCGTTTTCGGGTGATTACCTTTATATCGCTGTAAAAACGCTCTCCGTGTATCCTGGTAGGTCAATGCTTGCATTGATGCCAGCATCAAGCCAGCATCAAGCCAGCATCAAGCCAGCATCAAGCCAGCATTTATGCCAGCATTGCGCGGGAGAAACGTTAAAATCAGACAAGTTCAACATCGTAACTGTACTTCAATGAGCGCGCGATCTTCTTTTTCGGCGTCAGTCCCTCGCTCCGTACACGCTCTAGGCCAAGCTTCATCAGCCACAGCGCATAACTGCTCAAGCCGCAACTCTCATCTTCAGCAGCCTGACGCACCGCATTTTCTAATCCATTAGCCTGCGCGAAGTCGAGCGTCACCTTGCGCCGGGCCGCATCCCGCGTGCGCTGCTTGCGTTGCTTGGGCGTGAGGTTGCGTTCTTCCTCGCGTTGCGCCTGGCGCTGCTGGTAGTCGCCGGTGATCGCCGCAATCGCCGCGTCGAAGACCACGGCTTGCCCTTCATTCGCCGCCAGTTTCTTCGTCATCGCGCCCTCCCACTTGCCGCCAGACCTGCCGCGCGTGCGCGACGGCGCGCCAGACGTTGCCATCGCTCAGGTATGCCTCGATGATGTAGCCCAACGCTTTTAACAGAATTTCCACATCGGCGGCATCCGTGACGGTCGTTCCGCCGCTGCGGATACGTTTCAGAATGTTTTCCAATTTCGCCGCTAACATCACAGCACCCCCAACAGTTTCTCTAACACCTGCGCGTAGCCGCCCGCCAGGACGCCATTTTTGAGTTCCGTGCCCTTGAGCGCGCGGCAGGACGGCGCGAATTCCCACAGCGTCTTCCCGGCGCGATGCGCTTCTTTGACGGTGACATCCTCCGGGATCGGCGGCCACACCCACTGCTTGAAATGCTGCGTGAGCAGTTGCAGTTGGGTATAGCCCTCGGTGGTCTTGCGTTCCCAGCGCGTCGGCAGGATACCGAGGAAGCGCCCACTGAACGCGCCCACCTGGTTGAGCGCAGCCACGCTCGCCAGAATGTCGCCCGCGCCCACGACCGCCAGGTGATCCAGGCTGACGGGCACGATGAAGGCGTCGGCGGCCACCAGCGCGGCCACTTGCAGCACGTCCACCCCCGGAGCTACATCCAGCACGGCGACCTCGTACCCGCTCACTTCGGCCAGTTTGCGCTTGAGCACGTACTCGCGGAAGTTCATCCCGCTGAGCACCTGCTTGGCTTCGACGGTACGCTTGTGGCCGAGAATCAGCCCCAGGTTATCACGCCCGCTGGGGGTGATGCACGCGCCGGGGCAGTGCTCGATGAGGAAGGTGTACAGCGCGTCGGTTTTCGGCAGGCCGAGCGAATCGGCCACATTGCCCTGCGCGTCCAGGTCCACCAGCAGGGTATCCAGCCCGTGACGCGCCAGGCCGTGCGCCAGGGTGACGGCGGTGGTCGTCTTCCCCACGCCGCCTTTTTGATTAAGAATGGCTAACGTTTTCATTCAATGCCTCCTCGAATAAGCCTTGTTGTTGCGGCAGCGAATTCAGGATTTGCAGGACGGCAACATCGACCTGCCGCTCGTACTGCTTGGCGCGTTCCAACGCCAGGCGCGAGTGATTGATGAAGAAATCCTTCTGTTCCTTGCGCATCGCCGCGACCAGTCGCGCCAGTTCAATGACATTCATAGCTCGCCTCCTCACGCACGCCGCGCGGCACGTCAGCCAGCGCCTTAACGCGTGCGGCCTCCAGCAGATCGAATTGCAGGACCTCCGCCAGGCAGAGCAGCGGGATCAACACGTCGGCGGCTTCTTCGATGAAGCGCGACAAATCGGTTTCCAAATCCACGCCAGAATTTAGCCAGCCCTCGAAATCATCATCGAAGGCGACCCGCGCCTCACGCGCCGCCTGGCGCAGCAGGCGCGGCCAGCAAGTATACCCGTCGAACTGGAAGAGCAGCGCCAGTTCGCCCAGTTCCTCGGTGAGTTTGGCAATCTGCCGGGCGGCGAATTGGGATTCGTTCCAGCCATCCAGGTACCCGCGCGCTTTGACCGCTTGAAAGACTTGTTGTTGTGTGTTCATGTAGCCTCCCGTTTACTGATTACTGATTACTGATTCCCATACGCGGCAATGGCCTGCGCCGCGTCTAACACGATTTGCAATTCCTCGGCATCCATAAAGGTGGCCTCGATGCGCCCGTCGTCCAATCGCCGCCACTGCCCATTGATGAATGGCACGCCGGGACGGTCGGGGAAGATGAGCGTCTTGGGCCAGTCTGGTGGTACAGACCTGACAGGTTTCGGAAAACCTGTCAGGTCTGTAAGCCACCCCGCCACATCGCCGCCGTTAACGTGGAAGTCGTTGATGTCCTCGCCGAAGGGCACGCGCACCGGCGCGAAACGCGCGCTCACCCGCCCGAAAGCGTCTTGCGCCGTCTGCCCGGCGGTATCCGGGTCGTAGGCGACCAGGATGCGCGCATAGCCGCCCAGGTAGGGCAGCCAGCGCCCGAAGTTAAGCTTTTCCCCGGCGCGGCCCTTTGAGGCTCCGCCGAGCGTCGCGGCGTTGACGAGGCCGCGGGCTTCCTGCCAGACGGTGAGGCAGTCCAGTTCGCCTTCACAGAGCAGCAGCGGCAAGCCGGTCTGCCAGGTATCCAGGCCCAGCAGCGCAGTGCGCGCGGCCTCGTCGGGCGAGGGGATTTGGTAATACTTGGCCTGGAAATAGCGGCGCACATCGGCGCTGGGGCGGATTTTGACATACCAGAGCGTTTTGAGCGCCGTGCCGGGAATCACGAGGCCCTGCGGCAGCCAGACGGGTTTCTCGCGGTCGGGGATGCCCCACAGCGTCTGCGCATCCTTGCGGGTGATGTTGTTCCAGCCCAGGCCGAAGGCGCGGATCGTCTCATCGGTCAGGCCGCGATGCTCGCGCAGGTAGCGCAAGCATCCCGTGCCGAAGGACCCCCACAAAGCGGCTTGCGACTCGGCGATGAAGCGTTGCGCCGCGTCCTGCCACGCGCCGGTGGGCGGCTGCACGACGACCGGCGCGACGGCGCGCTGCGCGGGGCCGTCAGCGGTGGGCAACGATTGCCCGGCCAGCGCCGCCAGCTTCTCACACGCGGCCACGAAATCGCGGCCCGCGTCGCCCAGATGTTCTTGCGCCTTGATGAATTCGAGCGCGTCGCCGTGCGCGCCACAGCCAAAGCAGTGGTATTCCTGCGCGCGGTCGCTGCGCCCGCCGACGAGGAAGCTGGCCGACTTCTCAGTGTGGAAGGGGCAGCACCACCACGCCCCGCGCGCGTTGCTCTTCACCGGCGCGCCGAGGTAGTGCTGAACCACCAGGGTCAACGGTGTGGCGAGTTTTAGAGCGTCAAGATCGATTCTAGTTGTCATTTTTTCAGATTTCCATAAGGTTAAACAATGTAGAAATGTAGAAAAAACAGGCCGCTGTTAAAAGTCCCTTCGTGAGATAGAAAACAAGAAAAAGTCTTACAAACCACCAAAGTTTCTACATTTCTACATACTTCAAGCATTTTCATTCTCCGAAAAACTCATTTGTTGCGACGGACCGCCAAGCGGCAAGCCGATACCGATGTAATAGATGCCCTGCGTCATCCGCTTGGATTCAAAACGATTGCGCATCATCACGCCGAAATCGCGCGAGCCGGAGGCCCACAAGCGTAGGTCTTTGCACCACTTGACGTATTCCTTGTACAACTCGCGGTGGCCGCAGCGCGCGTCAGGCGATTGCACGCAATAGTCGTCGATAAATTGGGAGACAGTATCTTCCTCGTCGCGGTATTCGTGCGTGTGCGCGAGCACGGCGGCGGGTGGGTCCAGTTTGCCGCGCGCTTGCCAATCCAGGCAGCCGCGCACCAGCCAGGCCAGGATGCCTGGGGCTTCGGCCTTGAGCTTGCGCTGCAATTGCAAGTCGGCGGGGCGCTCGTTGTCCTTCTGCGGATTGGGGACAAAGCGCATCTGGAAGGGGATCAGATGCACGCGATCCCAAATCGCAATGTCGGCGGCTTCGATTTTGGGGCGATAGTTGGTCAGCAAGAGCAGCAGATAGCCGGGCGTGAACGTCACCGGGCTGCTGTACATCGCGCGCGCCGTGATGCTATCGCCGCCGGTGAGGTGCTTGACGGTTTCGGCGTCCAGGCGGCGGTCTTGCGTCGTCTCTGCGGCCCATACAATGCGCTTTCCACGTAACTGCGCGATGAAGGGCCGCGCGACGTTGGCGCGGTCGGTCTTCTGCATCAGTTCTGGCGCGGGGATGCTGAAGGCGATCTCGCTGCCAAGCACTTCCTTGATTGTCTCCAGGAGCGTCGATTTGCCGTTGCGCCCCGTGCCCCACAGGACCGGGAACGTGTGCTCATCGTGCAGGCCGGTGATGCCATAGCCGAGCAACCGCTGCACGAAGGCCATCGTCGGTACGTCATTATCGAAGATTTCGCGGATGAATTGCTCCCAACGCGGCGCGGGCGTTTCGAGGCCCTGCCATTCTGTCGGCGCAATCGTCTTGATCCAGTCGGTGGGCTTGCCAGGCCGGAATGTGCCCGTCTGCAAGTCGAGCACGCCGTTGGCGACCCCCAGGAGCCACGGATTGCTGTCCCATTCGTCGCCGGAGAGCGCGATCCCCGGCAAGCTGGCGGCGGCCCATAGCACGTGTTCCTTGCGGCGGCGCGTGTGCAGGCGCTCGGCGCGCTTCAGGTATGGCTTGGCGAGGTCGTCTTTACCGGCCTTCGTCAGATCGGCGGCGGTATACACATACTGCGCCGCCACCTGCGATCTCAAAATGTTAATGACCTGGTTGGTGGTGTCCTGTTCCCAGTATTGCCCATTCCACAAATGCCATCCGTTTTGTGGCTGGCTGTGGTCGTAGGCGATCTGATGCTGGTACAGCTTGGCGAGCACCCCCGCGTCCCCGTCCTCTTCCTCCCGCAGCCCCACGATCAAGTCTTCCAGGGGCAGCGGCGACTTCGCATCCAATAACGCGGGCGGCGTCTCTTCGAGCGGCGTCGCCTCGCGCTTCTTTGCCAGTCGCCGCTCCATCGCCGCGTAGATCAACCCGCGCAGCGCGTCAGCTTCGCCGTTCATTTGTTCCAACGCCGCGTCGAGTGCCTGCACGCGCTCATGCTGCTCCGCCTGCGCCACGGCCTGCACCAGCGATTCCCACGGTGACGGATACCCCGTCTGTTTTACAAATTCCGCGTTCCCCTTGTCCAACAAGAACGCGATCACCTCTTCCGGTTTCTGCATCCCCCGTACCCCCTTTATGGGTATCAGCCTTCAGCCGCTGCGTGTACGGTCATCATCACGGCGACCATCGCCCTCGGTTCTACAACTGCTGTGAATTTTTACCGGCATCCCCCCCACCTGACCGCCCAAAGTTTACAGAATTATGGGTGGGGGGGGGGGACTAAAAACAGCCTCTAAATGGCTAAAACGAACTTCCGACTATGTGCGTTATGTTATGTTAAGCAAAAATCCCGCGTGGTTTCCCACACTCCCCGCCAGCCCACCGCGAGCGGCTTTTCCGGCAGGAAGCAGATTTGCTGCTGTAGGCTTTGAACCTGAACAGGGGCGCGGGGTTTTCATCTTCCTAAATCCTCTGGGCGCAATGGCGCACCGGCGACGGTGAGCAGCCATGCGATGCGCTGCATGAGGGTGAGCGCCTGCGCCTGGCGGCGTAGGGTTTCGGTGCGATCCAGTTGCACGCCTTCTACGAGTGGGCGCAGGATGCGGATACCATCCATTGCAGCCTCAGCCGCTTGATCGCGCTGCTCACGCGCGACGTTGGGCCACTCGCGGGCTTTGGTCACTTGGCGCTCCGCAGGAGGTCTTGCGCGCGACGCCGCGCCTGGACGTGCCGCCACCACGAGCCGATGACCATCCAGAAGCCGCTGGCCGCGAACGCCAGGGCGATCTCAATAGCCGGGACGACATCCATAAAGGAATACGCAATGAGGGTTACACCTACGCCGATGACAACCAGCAGCGATGTGTAACCCTCATCATAGCCTCGACGTTCCAGCCAGCCTACCAGGAGGTTGTAGAGGAAGCCAAAGGTGAAGAGAAAGCCCATTATGTGCCAGATTGTGACCGGATTTTGACCTGATAGATTCACGTTGCTTTTCTCCGTACACTTAAGGTAGATAGCACTTTAACAAGTTGAGGGTGTGGGGATGACGGCCTGCGCCGCCATCCCCTGGTGGAGCACCCCCTGCTCCGTAACGCGCGCTGCAAGCGGGACCACTTACACGGGACCTTCAGTTGACCGGCAACAGCCCCAGGCGCTCTCCCCGTACTACCGGTTTTCGCCGCTCCACGCCTTGAGCTTGCGCGCATGTCTGTGTACACAGACTACCCCTGCAAAATGAGTGACCTAATGGCAGAATTGAAAGTGCGCTTGACGGCTTCTTCCCAGGTAGGAAAGCCGCCGCCCATGTTGTTGATTGAGCCGTGCTGATCGTGCCAGAAGAAGCCGCCGGGCCGGCCGGGGATGGTGAGGAAGCGCCAGCCTTCACGTTCCAGGAAACGTGCCATTGTGGATAGCTCGCGGGATTCATTCTCAAAGGCGCGATGTTTGCGCGCGGCGACCTCGCGTTCGAGATCGCGCGCGAGAAGCGCCGTGGCGCGTTCTGGCGATGCGCCGCGATAGTGACAACGTACCGCCGTCGCCGCTACATCCGTGGCCGAGCCGCCCCAGCGGGTGAGGAAATCGACGGCGCTGCCGAGGACGAAGTCGCGTTCTTTAAGCCAGTTACGTCCAGCCAC